CACCCTGTGAAGGGAAACCTAACGAAAGGAGCTACATCTCACTGAAGACAAAATCTGCCATCAGCTGTGACGAGACGAAGATCTTCTTCTTGACCAACCGACCGGCATCGCGCAACGTTACATTGTTGCCCGTATCGGTAATGCCGCCGAGTTTTGAGTATAGGTGACCTTTGTAAGAGCCACCGTACTCATCGTTCGGCACCACCACCCAACTCCAGAAGGAATAGCCATCCCAACCATCACGCAACTCGTCCCTTACGGCACGAGTTGAATGGTAGGTCGGTTTGACTACGTCCCACGGAGCAAAGAGGTGACCATCCGACTCACATCTGAGACCATAGAGGCGATGAGCCTTAGGTATTCCAGAAATGAGTTGTCGACACACATCGCGAGCGTAAGTGTGGCAACCACCACTGCTACTGAAAGCAGAAATGCGGCAGCCCCACTCAACAAACGCGTTATGTAGCCGATAGGCAATGGAGGCATTGGTACATTCCTTTTTGAGGAAGACTGGTCGGACATTCCTACCGCGGAAATAATCGTGTCCACAAGATTCGAAAAATTCTCCCCGAAGGAAGGTCTTCTCGATGTTAGGGACATAACCGCAGCAACCGAGCAGTTGAATTAACAACTGCGCAGCATCTCGTGGGACGATGATGTCGTCACCAAAGACGGCAATCTTCGAGGTATCGAGCTTAAGGTGCTGACAAACACCGAAGGCAAGACCATAGAAGATTAACATCTCGAGAGGGAACGTGTACCCGTTGCCCATGGAGGAGACTTTCTCCTGACGGATAGATCCATGACCCTTGACATCCGTATAGGGTGTCCTGAGTTTTAGGATCAAATCGAGCCAGGTTGAGCCTCCCTCACCTTCGTTGCCGTCAGGCTCATCCCCTTCCAACACATCAATTAAGAGGTTGGTCGAGGTAGAGTCAGACGCGCTACGAAGATCGATGGTCACAGTACCATCGACGTGGCAGGACGAGGCAAGCAGGCGATTGATATCAGCTTGATGTTTGATGTCAAGACCGACCTTTTCCCGCAAGTTATCTTCAATACAGCGTCCGAGACCGAGTTGGAGAAAGCTGTTCCAACGCGGTTCTTTCGCTGCAGTTCGATACTCGTCCCATTTCTTGGGTACATAGAAGAGAGCGGAGGAGGACACATACCTCGCGGTATGACTGTACTCTAACCTTCTGTCGTCCTTGAAGTAATTCTCAAGAACCCAGATGGCTCCGCTTGTAGCATGACCTGGTGTTTTGTATTTGAAGTAGGATGACGTTTTCGTTTCGTCATGGATTCCTAAATCAACACCAGGGCCGAATCGGCACGACTCAATGAATTTGTCGCAATCGAACCGTCCGAGTATAGACCGGATTTTCTGTTTGGCGAGCCAAAAGCTCTCCTCAACATGGAAAGGGAAATGGGTAATCCCCTCCCACCGGTTTCTAAACGTGACATTGGTAAGGCGACACCTTTCTTCTGATTCCAGGAATTTCCCAAGGGCTTTCACCTTTGGGTCAACCACCTCACCTTCGAACCCTTCATATTTCTTGAAGAGAGAGACGATTTGGTAGTCGACAGCGAATTCAAGGACGGATCGTTTTCTGTAATCACGAGGGTTAACCTCGAGACTGCAGAGCCTCGCCCATTCCCCTTTCGAGTAATGAGCGTAAGCAGTGCGACCCACAGAGGATGAGGACATTGAGCAAAGAGTCTTGAAAGCCTTGCCGAGCGCCCAAGAAGGGTACTCGATTTCGGCAGGACTCTTCGGCTTAGGTCGTCGGGTTTCGAAACCGCGACTACCCTCAGCTGACCGATACTTCATGGTCGTCTCCGAAATACAGGTCAAAGCGAGTGACGAATTCGGTCCCGTTCGTGTAAACAAACGGGTGAATTTGGTCAAGCGCACGGAGCAAAGACGGTTGATAAGACCGCCCAGCCACCGAACCTGATCCGAAGACAAACGTGCGGCCCGCGACATCCTTGAGGATTCGCGTGCCCAACTCGCCCATTGTCAGAGGACGGTTGTATGTATCGTCATGAAGAGTCAGGCCTCCAAGACCGACGGTGATTGAATCACCGCAGAACTTGGTGCCCGGCTCGAGATAATGATACATAACTACAACCCATCCTTGACGGACGAGCACTGCGTTCTTGTGAACGGCAACGTACATTTTCATACTCCTTGTGGAGGTTTGAAAGTCATGAAGTGCGCCTTAATAGGGGCGCTCGAGGTCCTGAACCGCCGCCGTCACAGCCACGTTCGCGAGGGCGTTCTTCAGAAGTGCAAGAATGTCCTTACGGTCGGCCTGTGACGAACGGTTGGGCAGGGTGAACTGCACCACGCCCCACGACGTGAATGCGACCTTGGGAACAGGGGTATAGCCGCCGTCGGCTCCGGAGATGACTTCCATTACGGGAAGCCCCAACCGGAGTTCGACGTCGTTCTTGCCCTTGTCACCAAAGGTCTCACGCAACGTCATGGTGAGCGTCGGCATGCCGATAGGCACGCCGTTGGTCACTTCCTTCCATTCCGCTTTTGCCTTATCGGCGCCGCGGGCAGTGAAGGTGTGTGCCACGGGTGTAGCTTTGCCATCGTTGATGACAATGTTTGCTTGTGCAGCCATGATTTCCTTGTGGAAAGGTATGTCGCATCTTCGATGCGAACGTTGGTGTATCCTGTTGGAACCTCTAGAAACCACGGAGACGTGGTTTAGCTGGCGACCCTTTCGCAAGGGACGTCAGAAGACTAAGGCTCGTCGCAACCCGGTCAGCACTGTTCTTCAAATTCAAAGGACTCCTCAAAGAGGGGACCTCTAAAGGTGGGGACGCAATGGTTGTCCGGTAGTACGAGAAGCCTCGGGCTTTTCTCACTCCAGAGGTCATGAGGTGGAAGTAGTTACCATTCCAGGTACTGCTCCCATAGCCTCCCAGATACGTGAAGGTAGTCCGTTCAGACATCCAACCGTTTGAAAGGTTGAATCCATCGTAAGCAGATAACCCCTCCAGGAAGTTTCCAACCGGGAGGAACCAATCTACTACGAAGCTGAACGGTACGAGTTCCCAGCCCAACAAAGCTGGGTTGCTGATGCCGGTTTGGCCAGCTAACGCAACAAGTTCCGACTGACAGTGGATATTGAAGCCCAGTCTTGCGACTGTGCTCTTAACCGCGCTCCATCTTGGCAGCAAACTGTTATCTCGACCAGTTGTTTCGTAGGCTTTTCCAGCAGTTCGGACGCTCAGGCCTTCATTCGCCGTGATCTTCTTCGTTAAGAGGTCTATCGACCCATAAACGTCTTGCATCAACGGTGACCAGCCATACTTGTACTCCAGGAACAACGATCCGACATCCGAATTAGGGACACCATCACGAATCTTCCTGCCAAACCGGTTGTACACCGGCGCGGTTGGGAGTAACCCAAGACAAGAACGAACCTGTTTAAGGTTGCCATGTCTCAGTGCGCGTCCAACCCGTAAAACACGATTCACGGAATTTTCGATGAGTCTCGCAGTTTGCTGGCGCTCGGCGAAAGCCTGCGCCATGTTAGCTGTAAGACCACCGACCATCTCGCGAAGTCGGTTTTCGGCCTGACTACGTGCCCCAGCAAGAGGGTAGTAATCGGCATTGATTCCTGAAGCGTAAACAGCTATCTTCGAAACAGAAGACGAATCGGAGTCCAGTTGAACACGAATTCCGCGTTCATTGTAGCCCCAATGCGAACTGTGGGAAGACCATCCTCCTTGTTCATTCATCATCCCTGTTACGGAATGACTATTGAATGGTAGGGGGCGTTTAAGACGACGAAGGTTGTGAAACCCAGGCGTATTAACCGAGCTGTACCCTCGATTCCACAGGTATTGCCCGTGGGTCGAGGTTGGAATTTCGCTGTAGGATGTGAGGTTTCCGTCATGATAACTCGACGTAATACACACACCCAAGGGAACTAATTCCGGATTTTGCCTCATAGAGAATCTCCTGGCTAAGGTAGGTGGGTTAGACCTTGTGTCGTGTCAAGGACACGGCCGACGGTGCAATTAAGCACCTAGAGGGGGGATCACGATTCTGGCTCAAGAGAAGGCAGTACAAAACTGTACGGGAGGATTTCCCAAGGGATATCCTTCACGGCAGTCTGCCCAAGCCTCTTGTGCCAGATCTCTTCGCTCACCCAGGTGGCGAGTATGACCACTATCAGACCCTCGTTGAGGTTGCTAGCGACGAAAGCCTCACGGCTCGAAGCAAGCATCCACCCCTGTAGTCGTAGGATTACTCCTACTTCGGCTGGGGTAGCATAAGTCTTCTCCAGGTTGTCCTGAAGAAAGTGATCACCGGCATGAAGCATGTTTACAACAACACGCTCCTGACGGAGATCAAACTTCAGTACATTGGAGACGGCCCGTGCTATACGATTGCTCGTATGTTTGGAAAAATAACATCCTTCGTTTCCACGAACGATGAGAGTTTTCCCGATGGACGAATAGTAGCGCATATAAGCTCCTTGGTTGAACGGAGAGGGGTGATC